GTGTGTACTAGCAAATCCTGTTGGGCTATCTTCACCAACTGGTCCTCTGCTATAAAACACTGCTTCGTATGCTACACTAATTTGATTCTGTGATGGCGTACTGTTATCATAACTATCTACTTGATCGTGTGTTAACCCTGTAATTAACGGATTAACTAAAGTAAATCCTAAATAACTATGTTTTGCCATTTGATAGATTGTAATTTTGTTAAAAAATGGAGTTTTATGATCGTTGTCTAAACCATATCTAAAATTTTGTGTTTGCGGGCCTTGATATGTATTACGCGGAGCATATGGTGCTGCCGCGCCTAATGAGTTATAGTTGCCATCTCTAAAATAGTATCTATAATATGCTTCCATTAATGTAGTTGTTAATCCCATATTATCATCATGGAATGTAATGTTTACTGGATCATATTCAATACTTGTTTGCATATTCTTTTTACGATTATACATATTTTTAGTTGAAGTTTGTACACTAAACTTTGGTAAGTCTGCTTGCTTAACAAGCATATTAATTTCTTGTTTGTGTCTTTGATCTAACTGTGGTACCATCTTTTGAGCATTATCACTTAGTTCAAATACAACATGGTAAAGAAATTTTGTCTTTGGTGCAAGTCGCATGCCGTCGTCGACAAATAATCGAGAAGCATGTTGATAGTCACCGAGGTTGCCCTTAGGGTTAGAAGCACCCTGTAGAACATTATTTAAGAATCCGTTAAGTATATTTGCCATACAAATATTTATCCTATAAAGAAAAGTGCGTATAAAATAAAAAAGGGCAACCTTATTAGGGCCACCCTTTTTTGAATACTATGGCAATATAATAGTTGTTACTATTATTATGTGGCTCCGCCACCGCCTGTTACTAGACTGTTGATAGTTCTACCTACTGCTGTACCAATTCCTTCACCTACTGGTGATTGAATAGCGTTGTCGTAACGCAATGATAATGAAATAGTAACTGGTTCATTTGAACTGTATGCTAATGTGTTATAGTTTGCGTTTTGGATAAAGCAACCATATAATTCAAAAGTTTCTAATACGTTTGGAGTGTTTGCTCCGTTACCACCATCTAAGATTTCAATTCTTGTTACAAATTTGTAATCAATTCCTGATGCCGCACTTGACTGTTCAAAAAAGTCAAATTGTTTCTGAAGTTGTTCGCCAACTAGTTTTTGTACATTGTTGTTAACATCTTCACGTAAATTTAATGTAATTGGTTCCCAAGTAGGACGTCCTGCTAAGTACGCTCTACTGTTGTAAATTGGAATTTCTAATTCCTCAAAATTTACTGTTGGGCGTGTTACATCAATAATTTGTTTCGTAAGTTCTGTTGTTGGTGTTGATACACCGAAGTTCTCAAGTGTCACTCTAAAGCGATACTGTAGTTTTGGCATCAACAAACCTTGTGTTGATGAACTACTATCGCTCGCTAGTGGAACTGTAATTTTTGAGAGTGTGGAAATTGCCATATCGTGTTGCTCCTGTTACAAGTATTTATCAATTATGAGCCCCGTATTTCAGGGGCTCATTTATTGAATTATAATCCTGCAATTTCCCCTGTATTCTTAAGGCGTAATGGAATATAAATAAATTCTACTGCCTTAACTGGTTCAATTGCAATGTCTAAGTATAGTTCGTTTCTATCAATTCTACTAGGAGTATTGTTAGATTCGTCACATACTACAATGTAGTCATATAGTGCTCTACTACCAACTAACTCAAGCATTAAACTTTCTGCCGCATTTTTGATTTCATCACGTGTGATTTTATCATTTGGCTCAAAGATATAAGGCTTAGCAAGTTTATTAAGTTGGCTACGCATGTATATAACAAGTCTTGCTACGTTAACGCGATCCAATGCACTTGCATTTTTTGCTCTAGTCTTCTGACCAAAACAAACAAGTCCTGCACCTGTAATAAACGTAATTGGATTTACACTAATACCAAACAACGTATCACGCTGTCCTTCGTTTAGTGCAATTGAAACAAATTCGCCTTCGTTATCAATATATCCTGTTGCTGTTGCGTTAGTAATACCTCCGCGTCTTGTACCTGCTGGAGCAAACCATGGAAACGAAACTTGATCGCTTAGTGCAATAGTTCGTAGCATCATGTGACTTGGCGGAACAACAACGTTGTTACCTGCATTATCACTTGTGAAGCCCCATGGATAGTAAACACCTAAGTATTCGTCTCTACTTGTTAATCCATTAGCATTGTCTTCAACTGCTAGGTTAACATTTGTTCCCCATTCATTAATTGAAGTTGCACTAGAATCTAGTGTTGCTGGTGAGTCGCCTACAATAAATGCTGTTAAGCCTCTATCGTTATTTAGACTAATCATTTCGCCAATTAATTCTGGATATCCTGGTGTTGCCATTAAGTTAAACACTCTTGATTCATCATCACGAATGTCTTGGTTGCTGTTAAGCATTGCTTGCATTGATTGTACAACAACTGCTCGCTGTGCTGATTGACCAAATTTGCCTGATCCATCTACATTATTTGCTGACTCAGTTACCCATCTGTGTGGATAGTAAGCAAGCATTGCCGCGTCAGCCATACGTTTGTTGTCTGCGTTAACATCAATACTATTGCGTACAAATTTCTTAACATTAAATCCACTTCTACGTGTGTTAAACAGTATCATACCTTTTGGATATAGTGCTGGATCCGGAGCATCTGCATCCAAGAAGTTACTTGTTAGTAAGTCCGGAATCGTTGCTTCTAAACTGTTAGCACCTGATGTTGACCAACGTGCGTCACCAAATAGTACACCTTCACTTGTTGTTTGATCACTTGAGTCTAATAAACTCCAAATTTGCTTGGCATGTGACCAGCGATAAATCTCTGGATACTTGTCAATATTTGTAGTGTTAATCCAAACGTCACCATCTTTCAATGCTGTACCATCTGATTGTCCTGTAAGCGCAACTGGTTTTGTAGCACTTACAATTGGTCCTGCTGGATCAGTTTTATCACCTGCACTTACTGCATAGTAAGGACTAGTTGCATCTTGATAACCTACCCAAGTAGTACCATTATGAATCATAAGGTCTGCTTCGTCAACAATACTATTATACCAAAGTGTACCATCTACTGCTAATGCAGTTGGAGCACTTGAACCGTTAGTTGCTGCCAATACTTTCCAGTTTGAAGCAACAAAGTCACTAGCCGTATCACCTGCTGGAGCCGCATATAAGTGTGTAGTATCTGCTGTACTAAACCCAATTTCTGCTAAATGTCCACTTGTGTCTTTAATTCTAAAATCACCACCTTTTGAGTGTGAAATTACAACTCTATTTGAACTATCAACACTTGCACTTACGTTAGTCATTGCCGCATTATTAATTGCGCCTGCAATAACATCTGCGTCTGTTGCCGCGCCAGTTGCTGTACCAGTTACTGTTATTGCACTACCTAATACCGCACTTCCGACAATTGATTCTGCAAGTGTAAATGTAATACTGCCACTTGATGCTTGTGTTGTAACTGCACTTGATGTAATTGCTGTTGCACCAGTTGAGTTACGCTTATACACTTTAAAGTTTGCTACTAAGTCAGTTGCTTCACCGTCATTTGATTTAACATATAATGCTGACGTTGCTAGGTTTGCTCCGCCGCCTGTTTTATCAAGTGTTGCAAGTGCCGCGTGGTTAGTTGCAAAGATTGACACATCTTTAGTGTCCCATAATGCTGTTGCACTATTCCATGCTTTAACTGCCCACTTAGCACCTTTATTTGGTGTTGTAGTTTTTGCCCAAACACTTCCTGTTGGACGTGGAGTTGTATCGCCTGCGCCAAACTCGGGAACACTTGTATGAGGGGCAATATTAATCGCTGGTGCCGCATATGTTCCTGCTACAAGACCCATGTTGCCCATTGCACCAGTGCCTTCTGCTAAAACTATGTTAACACCTGTTGAGTGTAATCTTAGTATATCGTTAGCCGCTTCAACAGTTGCAGTAACACCTGGAATAGTCAAGCCGTTAATTACAGCCGCTAGTGCTGTTGCGTCTGTTGCGTTTGCTGTAACTGTAACAGTGTTAACACTTAAGGTCAAACCTGAAGTTGTTGTTGCTCCTGCCGTACCTGATACTGCTGACCAACTTGCTTTCCATGCGCTTGATCCTACTTCGACCCATGTACCACTTTCGTTTTTGTAGTATGTTTTGTGTAGTGTACTTGCCGCTGTTACTGCATAGTCGCCAACTGCTCCTACTGATGTTTTTGGTGCGCCTGTAGCAATTCCGCCAACTAATTTTGTTACATCGGTAATCACTGTTGGTTTCTTATAACCAAATGACTGGCCGCCAGTTGTAGTTACTGCCGCTGAATTCCATTCAAAAATACCGTAAATAGTACTTGCTGTATCTACCCAGTATGTTCCGTTTGCTGGATTACTTGTTGGAGCCGAGGCTGATGCTTTTAAGCCTGCAAGATCAATTCCTGCTCTCACAACATATGCTCTATTGCTTACGCCTAATAATGAGTAAGCCGCATGTAGTCCATATTCATTAAGTTCACCTGCATGTATCGGATTATTGTTAGTATCCGTATAACATTTTGGTTCGCCGAATGTTTCTACTAAATCTCTTTGTGAGGTAACCAAAAAAGGTTTACCTGCATTTGTTGCCATTGTCCCTGGTGCTGTACCAGTTCCACCGCCATTTTGTTTATCCTGAGCGGTAGCAACAAATATCATTGGTACGGTGCCTGGTTCGCTGGGCGTGTAAAAACTTTCGTCTATTACTTTAACCTCAACACCTGGTGATGATAATGCCATTGTGTTTCTCCTTAATAAAAGTGTTCGTAGTATTTATGTGAATTGAGAATAACATGGCTCAAACAGTACCAGAAAAAGGGACCGAAAAGGTGAGGTAAATACAATATGAGACCTTTATGCGAATGTAAACTAAGACCTGCGGCTATAAATTATAAAAAAGCCGGTAAAACATACTATCGAAAGAAATGCGAGGCGTGTCTACGCAACGGTTCCAAACACGGTATTCCTAAATGGCAACAACGTGGATATGTTAAAAAAGACCATTGCGAAAAGTGCAATTACAAAAGTAATCACACAGAACAATTTGATGTGTATCACATAGATGGCAATTTAGATAATTGTTCTATAACTAACATAAAAACCATATGTGCTAACTGTCAACGTATTATGCAGAAACAAGGTGTTCGGTGGAAACAAGGTAATCTTTTACCTGACTTTTAAGTTCTTCTATTCCTAAGTCATTATGTATAACTTTATTAAAATCAACAGCACCCCATCGCCATTCACTTTCGTGTACTTCTTTAGGTTCAACACCAATGTCTTGATACATACGTAGCCATACAGGATCTTGTCCGCGTCTTACACGCCAAACTTCGCCTTGAATACTTTTAATCATATTTGCTTCATTAGGAAATCTTACATCTGGAATAACATAGTTTTTTGAAGGTTGTTTCATTATTTGTTGCTTGACCATACTTACCCATATGCTATCATCAAATCCATGACGCATACAGTCAGTACCAAATTCTTGTAATACAAGCCTTGGTGTAATAGTACGTCCTGTTTCTTTTGTCCAAAAATTATCTTGCATTTCGCGCCAGTCTCTACTTTCAACTGTATCGCCTTCTAACATAGCACGATCCCAACCAAAGACTGTAGCAACACCGTCTTTGAGTTTATCTGCAAAACTAATCTTTGTAAAGTTATGATGCTCTACAAGAATGTCTCCAACAGTTCCTTTACCACAACTAATTAATCCACATATTCCAATTATCATATTTTAAGTTCCGAAGTTCCGCCGCCTACAGTTCCTCTAGCAAAGAAATTAAATGCTAGACTGTAACGAGGTGTTGTTGTTTGATTAGGTGTTACTTGATGTTCTAAATGACTAGGAAACATAACTATGTCTCCTGATCTAGGGCTGATATAGAACTCACTTGTATTATACTGCACAGGTTCTGAAAAACTTACTCTTACAGTATCATGAAATAAGTTTGTATATAAATGTGATTTATTAAAAACAATATCACCAGCATCTGGTTCATTTTTAATGTAGTACACTCCGCTTAACATTGCATTACTGTGCCAATGTAAACTATTACTCTCACCTTTTGAGTGTTTATTAATCCAACTATTCTGTAATTCAAATACAACATCATCGTTGACTTTTAATTCTTCTTTTACAAATACATTACATGCTTCTTGTATCTGTGTTTTTAATCCTGCTAATTTAGGAGCGTTTAAAATATACTTGTCTTCAGTATGTTCGTGCCCAGCCGCTTCATCAGGATAATCCAATTTTTCTATCCATGCCATAGTTAAAGGATCTATAGTTCCTAAATTTGCATAAAATAACGGTATAGAAAATAACGGAGTTGTTTGATATTTCATTATATAGTTGTCCTAACTGAGTTTTGTCCTAGTGAGCCTTTTGGAAAATAATTAAAAGCCAAACTGTATCTATCTTGTTTATCTAAACTACGAGCAACTGTATGTTCTAAATGACTAGGGAAAATTAATACGTCCCCTGAGATAGGCTTTACTGTCCATTCTCCTGAAGTATATTGACTCCAGTTTTGATTTGTGTCTGGACGTACATGTTCTGGAAAACTATTTAAATGTTGTCTGTTCTTTTTAAATGTAAGTGGGTTACTGGTTGGTCCTACATCAGGATAATATACGCCGCTAATTACAGCATTAGCATGATTGTGTAATTCAATATCACTACCAGTATTCATTTTATTAATCCAACTAGTAGTAAGTTTAAATTCTACATCGTTAATAACATCTAAGACTGTGTATGCAAAATGGTCAACTGCTTGTTTAATTAAAGTTTGTAAGTTTAATAATTTTGGTTGGTTAAGGATATCAAATCCACGCTCTGACGCTGGTAAATGATCTTCAGTACCATATTGAGCAACACTACTATTGGGATAGTCTAGGCGTTTAAGCCAAGCGAGTGTAATAGGATCTAGTGGTCCTATGTGTGATTTAAGTAAAGGTGTTGAAAATAAAGGTGTAATCTCATAATGCATAGTATTATAATACTATCAAACATAAGATTTGTCAACCAATTAAAAAACCGTATCCTGCGCCGCCTGCTACTTGTTGCGAAACTTCTAGTTCTAGTTTTTCTAATTCGGCTGTTGCTTCTGCTTTGAGTGCATCACCGTTTAATGCTGATCCACCTTGTGGTCCTGCAATTTGGGCAAATTTACTACGGGCTTCGCCTAACATGAATTTACATGTTGCAAGAGTGTATTCTTTAATCCAATGGCTTGCAAGATAGTCAATTAATAGTTGTTCATCTGACCTATAATTGTATGCGAACAATAATAGTGTTTCTTGTGTACGCGGGCGTTGTAACATCGTTAATTCTTTTGTAGTCGTATTCCATTTGAATTCAATGTATGAACCAAACATACGACCTACTAATTCTTGGTACTGACTAAACATATCGTATGTTGCTAGTCCGCCCATGTTTGAACTTGACAACAAATATGTGTTAGTGTATGCCATGTTAAATGGTTCAAACAATGTGCCGCCTTCTCCGCCACCGGAGCGTGAACCAATTGAACGTCTAAATATTTTTCTAACTTCAATTACATTGTCAGGTAATACATATGTATTTTGATCTTCAACTGTAGGCATAAACATATATGATTCTTCTACTGAATTATCACTACGTTGTCTAAATCTTGACAATGCTTTATTCAAAGCAACTTCGTAATGAATTGGATCCAATTCGACGTCTACCATGCCTCCGCCCAATAGTGCGTAAACGTAGTCGAAAACTTCTTGTTTTTTAGTTGCTAATGTTGCCATGTGTTATACTCTCCATTAGTATTTATCGTTAGACGTCTCGTTCGATAAATATGTGTATGCCAAGAATAAGTTTATACAAACCAGAAAAGGGCAATGATTATCATTTTATGGATAGACAAATCCATGAAATGTTTACTGTGGGCGGAACTGACATTTACGTACACAAATATCTAGGCCCCAATAATCCGGAAACTGCTGACGCAACTGCGGATCAACCTCGTTACGATGCTGTTAAGGAGACTAACATACAAGACATGTTATTCTTAGAAAACAGGGATCGAAAATATGATCCAGACATTTACACAATGCGTGGTATTTACAATGTACAAGATATTGATTTTGACATGAGTCAATTTGGACTATTCTTAAGTAATGATACATTGTTTATGACTATTCCAATTAATAGCAGTGTAAAAACACTTGGGCGGAAAGTTATATCAGGTGATGTAATTGAACTTCCTCATTTAAAAGACGAATATGCACTTAACGATCATGCTGTTGCACTTAAACGGTTTTATGTTGTTGAAGATGTTAACAGAGCAAGCGAAGGCTTTTCACCTACTTGGTATCCGCATTTATATAGATTAAAATTAAAACAGATTGTTGACAGT